TGTTGAAGGATAGGGGGCATTCATCTTGGTCAAATCATCCCCATTAGGGCTGTATAGAACCCATTTGTGGTGGTTTTCCTTTTCCTTCATAAATGTTGAAGTGGCATCTCGCAACCAAATTGAACCCCCCATCACATCAATGTTCTTCCTCAATCCTTCTCGATCCGTGAATTTACAATCTGCGGGCATAGGGAATGTAATATGGGAATCAGTTTCATAGACAGTCCGTAAAATTGACAATCGGTCCTCCAAAGGTTCCATGTGAATATCGTCGCCTTTGTGAACCAACAAATCAATGGCGCGGTATTCATCATCTTTCAACACACCATCAAAGGTGCAATCTCCCGATTGACTACGAACACTTTTTCGGACATTGGAAGGCAAAGTCACATCACGCCCTTTATGATCATGGGCACTGATATGACCGCCCTTCTTGACAACAAACATTCGCTTGCCCTTCGGTTGTTTCTGAACGACCCAATTCCCTGTGAATCCTTTCAAATCATCCACTGACGTTAGATCGTAAATCGTATGAGCAGGATTGGGTGCAGTCTTGAATACCCCTGTTGGTTCGTAATCATCATCAGATTTCCACAAATCCTGACTCAAAATTGGGCTTCTCCCGTCAGCATTCAGCGCACCCAACGCGGGAACCGGATTCCCAAATTCTTGAATCGGGTGTTCTAAATGGGTTGGGTTCACGCTATGAATGTGGCCTTCGTGGGCTGTTTTCTGTAATGTGGTGAATGGCTTGTCCTTGACATCGAAATTGATGCCGTTTTGTTTTCGGTCCCAATTCCACGCCAATGTCGCGGGCATTTCATGGCCCCACGCATCTTTGTCACCACTCAAATATGTGGGAGGCATAGTGGCGTGAGAATGAGGATGAACAGCACCAAGAGGGACTTCTTGACTCGCCAAACCATTTGCTACGAATTGGGGGGCCATTGTTTTCAAATCAGGATTATTGCCTCTCATCAGGTGCATATTGGCCGCTTGAGCCAATTGTTGCATATTTCCGCGAGCAATTGTGTTAGCGCGAATGTCTGTTGGGTTTGGTGACTGGAATAACCCCGGTCCATGTTTCGTCATCAATTGTTGAGCCATTTCTGACATAATCCCCCCAATATGATTGTCCGTCTTTTGGAAGTGGTCGTTGTGATAGGAATGGAATTCCTCATCGCCGGGGTGTCGCTCTCGCACGGCATTGGCAGACCTCGGTTGCCCCTGATCGGTCATAGTGTTCACCACTTGACCCAATCGTTGTGAGGCAAATGCTCTTTCAGGAATAATAGTGCGCGGTCCTCGACCCATAATGTCACTTGGTGGATTGTGATGCCCATTCGCTATGGATGACCACATACCCCGGCGTCGGTTAATGGATCGCGTGCGCGGGTGTTCCGAACCCGCTTCCCAACCTGTCGCAATCGCAGACCGATGAGGATGCTCTTTGATTTGGGGGTGATTGGCTGTTTTTGGGAAGAATGATGAGCCACTGCTGTGGTAAGCATCGGCAGGGTCATTCAATGGATGTTCTCTATCTTCAAGGAAGCCCACCAATTTATCACCAAGCCAACCACTGAAAGCGGCAGGGTATGATTGCTTCAGCAATTCAATGAGCGACTGTTCATCACGACCAACGCCACCCCAATGTTGGAATGGCAACCAATTGTGAAATGTGGCAGATGGTGAAATGACTTCTTCACCATGTGGTGCTTCGTCCATACCCAATTCTTCCTTGATATATGGACTCTTGACGTGAGTTAATCCCGAAGGCAAATCTTCTGCCGATACTGGGCCGTGTCGATCTGAAGGCCGTGCCCACCATCGAGCCAATGGGATGAATCGCTCAAACCAGTTACGCATGGCTCTATCCCATGACAAACCGGCTACGGCTGAAAAGTCGTTGCGAACCTTCCTTGCATCGGGGTGTTGCTCATCTTCGGTTCCACCCATTTTTTTCAGCGCACCCATGAATAATTCACGCTGTTCAGGACTTTGCCATTCTAAACCGAACAAATATGAAAGAAGTCCCAATCGGCCACTACCTGCCCATTCATCCCGTTTGTGTTCAATGTATTCGTCGTTGTCTTTGTAATCATGCCGTCCGTGCCGGTCATTGTGGAATAATTGGTGCAGACTTTCAGTCGGACGCCCCATCACATCTTCAAATTCTTTGGGAATGTAACCCATGCGTTCTGCGTCTTGCATAGATTTGAGGATAGTCTGTCCGTCCTCATCCTCTTCAATGAGATGGAGAAGATGATCAACAAACGCCGGTTCCCCCCATTGTGCCCCCTGAAGCATAGGGTTGGTGGGCAATTCCCATGAAAATGGATGACGCTTGCCGAATTGGTTGTCATCATTGGTTTGGGGCCAATCTTGAGCATAGGTGGTTGAGAATCTTTTCTGTGCCGCAATAAAATCAGAATATGAATCCGGCAGATCGAGAGAAGTCAAGCGCGACGGCTTATCCAAATCACGCATTGAATATGGTGGAGAATAGGAATGGTCAATCATTCCCATGACCATGTTATCTTCAGGTTCATGTTCAGCACCTTCTTCATAGAATTCGCCAACGGCTTTCAGATATAGATCTGTGTCGCATGGCTCGTTCTTCATCAATGAGAGGAAGGTATCGGTCCTAATTCGTATGAACCGATTTCTATTCACTAAACCACCCCCTTCAAGAGAGATGGCTCATCAATCGCTCAACTTGAGCAGCAATCTCCTCAACAATGCCCGGATTCCCTGACGATTTTTTCAATTGCGCGAGGCGTTCTTCAATTGGGGCGATATTCCAATTCCCAAGAGTTCGGTCCCCGCCATCATTCAATCTCATGTGAAGGCTGCTACTGTCCTTGTCATATCCTGTTTGGGAATACGCAGGGATTTGTGCCTTCTCGGAAATGAATGTATCCTTTTCCGGTTTGGTGTCGGTCCAATCAGGCATAATTTGATTTGTGCCATAACTCGATGCTTCGACTGGAATACCACCGCTGTGATCCATGAATGTTGGGACTACGCCTTTTTCGCCGCCTGTGTCTTCAGTTTCGTATTTGACAACAATGCCTCTTTCGATTAAGAAGTCAGACGTTTTGTCCTTCTTGCCCTTCTTCTCCTTCGTATGTTTCTGCTTCTTGGATTTAGGCAATTTAGGCAATTTTTCATCGCCACGATTTGGCTTGAATGAACCGGCGTCATCTTTGGAGGGGGCACAGACACACTGTGCAGGGGAACAGCCCATGTTGCAGTATTTGTTCTTCTGAATGATAGTCGCTTCCAATTGTTTTACAATCAGGAGCAATTCTCCTTCAGGGGTCGTTGTTGGTTCGTGCCATCGTGGTTGCATTGTATCACCTATATTTGATTGAAGAAGGACTGGTTGTTGAAGGCATATTCGCTTCCATCTCCTCCCATTCCCTCAATTCGTCGCTTTGACTCTTGACGATGGCTTCTGAATTGAAAGCCGATGTGAATGTATCTCCCTGTCCTCGTTGTAGTGGATCGAACACTTCTTCGGCCATTGGTGTAACGGCTTTGAGCCATCCTGCTTTTTTCATCATGGTTTCGGGATTATCCACTGCTTTGACAAGCACGTTGTTATCTGATTCCAATTGCTCAACGCGCTTTCGCAGGGTGCGGATTTCCTCGACCATTCCCTTCAGCAAGTCTGCTGTTGCCTCTCCTATGTTCTCGCTCATCTTATTCACCACAACTGCAAAGCCCTTCGTCCGGGCCATCCGGTCCCCATGTTTCCTTTACTTCGGGGGCTGCGTCAAGCATACCTCCGCATTCAGGGCAACCCTGTTCCCCGAACATATCCAATCCTCCCCCTTCTGCCCTTTCCTGTATCACTTCAAGGAGAGCATCAATAATGTTCTGTTGTTCAGGGGGAAGCGGATTGCCTTTAGCGTCTATGTTGTCACGTTTTTGCCGTTCTTCTGTAAATCCATAGTCAGGACTTTCAGGTAATCCGGCCATAGGATGCGCAGAAGCAGGGCAACTGCACGGTTCATCTTCAGCAACATAGCCGGAATCGTCACAATCGGGACATTCTTCATTTTTCAACAAAGACCAACCTGTTTCCAATGCCCTATTCATCTTCACATTCCTCCCATTGGTCCGGCATTTGCCATTCCACCGGGAGGCATACCGGCGGGTCCGGGTCCGGGCATATTCATCAATCCGGGCGGCATTCCCATTCCACCTTCCATACCGGGTGGACCGCCGCCCATCGGCATATCAGGTCCGGGCATATCACCCAAGACTGATGGGTTGAGCATTCCAATCTTTGTTAGAATGTCTGCCCCACCTTCAAGGTGATCGCGGAATGCTTTGAGTCCCTGAATGAACATATTCACGGTGTCCGTGTCCTGTCCTTCAGTGTAAATTGGGACGCTTGCTGTATTCATGTGAGAAGTCACCGCCATTGATAGGTCGGTGATTTTCTGTTTGAAATCGAGGAATGCTTCGGTATTGTCACCATAGACTGGGACTTCCTGCATTGGTGCTGATAGCGCGGCCAAATCTTCAGGTGTTGGCCCGCCCATATCCGGCATAGTGGAATTTGCCGGTGGTGTGACCGGAGCGGGCATGGCGGCGGTTGCGCCACCTGCGGCTGCATTTGGGTCATCCTGCTTTCGCAACAATGAAGCCTTGAAATCCAAGACCCTCATACGGTCAGCAATAGAAGGAGAACCCCGATAAACCATATTGATCACTCATTTTGTGGTCGCCAAATTGTTGAGGAGCGGCCCATACGGGACACGCCGAGAACCACTGCACCTTCGGTGCCGTCATAGTCACTGACTGTGTTATTGTGGCGGCTGATGTTGCCCATAGGCAATCCTTCACCTTGAATTGGGCCTTCGTCACTCTTAGCGATAGCCGCTTTTGCAGCAAAGGATTTGGCGAGATTTAGATCGCGCTCAAGAACCGCAAGTGCGTTCTTTGCATCGTCAATGTGTTTCGCCACATCATCCATGTTGTTATGTGCAATTGCTGTTTGCATAGCCGTCATACTGGCCGTCGCTCGACGCGCCATAGGGTCCATTTTTCCAATCAATCCGAAGTCGAGAAGTCCATCAGTCATTCTGCCACCTGCCTATGCCGAACGGTTCCGCTTTATTCAAGGTTGCCCTAAGAGCCAAGACCGAGCCTCCGTTCTGCGTTGCGAATCTTTTCGTTCGCTTGCTTGATTGCAGGGGGGTCACGGTCGCGCTTATCCTGTTCAGTTTGGCTCATGTGGTGTTCCCCCTCAAAACGGTTAATTCCTTTTGGAGAAGTGCCTCCACTTTTTCGACTATGAAGTGCCAATTGCGGGTCATCTAACAATTTCAATGGAGGCAATTCATTCAATGCCGTGGCGACTGCTGCACCCGGCACCAATGGTTTGTGCCCATGACTACGATTTTTCAAAATATCGCTCATAGTCGGAGGCATTTGCCAATTGCTCGTTTGAACCGGACCTCCACCTTGAGGATCGGGTGCTGCCCCCGGCGGAGGAGGCGGTGGTGCAGGTGGGGCTTCCTTGTAATCGAATTGGAGAATGCCTTCATCGTCCCGCAATTCAGCGTCATAACCCGCCTGTTTCATCTGCATCATGTTGCGAATCGCCATTTCATCACGGCGCATGGTCATAATCTCGTCCTCTTCTTCGTGTGGATTCAGACTCATTTCCCATTCCGTGATTTGTAATGCTTCAAGCAATAGAGGGAATAATCGGTGATTGTATAGGTTCTGACTTGCGGCCAATGCGCGATTGGTAACAACGATCTGCATTCCTTCGTTGTTGAGGCCACCACCTGATACGTCATTCATAAACACGTTTGACACGCCAAAGAAGGATGAAATGCGCTGTCGAATATCGTCCTTGATTGGGATATACTGCAATTCTTCCAGTGTATCCATCATACGCACATATTCAAGGCCACCACGACCGCTCTCCGTTTCGACACCAATGGTGGGGATATACTGTGGGTCGCGTTCAAGGTGTTCCTGAATGTTGCGTGCTGTGCGTTCCACCGTTTCAAGGTTGGATGATTTAATCACCATCACACCACGCGGCATACGCCTCTTTTGATATGCGGCATAGACATAGTTATCCATCGCTATGAGCGTATTCACTTGCCGCCACAACGTCGCTACGGGTGAACGGCCATACAATTTGGACGGGGACCACTTGCTGATATGCAGGACTTCTCCTTCAGTATAGACCTGTCCTGCACCAACCCCGGCCAAATTCATGTAATGGATCGGAACAACAGGCAATCCTGTTTTGGGGCACTTCTCATCTTTGTCACTGGTTCGGAATGAACGGTCGAGAAGGCTCGTATATTGTTTGCCTCCACGAATACCGCGCTTGTCAGCAACAATACGCATGAAGATAGGGTCAGCACGGGTAATCTCCTTGATTCTGTAAAATTGTGGCTTTCCGCTTTGAGGGTCCACGAAGTATTCTTTGGTGAGGATAATGTAAGCATCGTCCACGATATTGAGATCCATTTCAATTTCACGAAGCACTTCAAGGAATGATTGTCCCATACGGTTTTGGCATCCAATCAAAGCATCAGCATATTCCAATTGCGCTTTATCTGCGGGTCGGACTTCCCCACCACATTTGGAACAGGACTCTTCCTTCTTGTTGTATTCTTCATCACATTCCCGGCATTTGACAACAAATTTTGCTTTCCAAGTCCAATTCTTGCGAAATGTTTCGGTAGCCAAATGATTGAGAATTGAACGCAATACGAGGCATTCATACGCGGCGGCATAAAGAGCAGGGATTGTAATTCCCTGCAATAATGGTGGCTCTTGAACACCACTGGTGAACAGCGGCATTTCCGGTGTAGGGGTGGTGTGGCGTTCCATATCCACACCAAGAGCAGCGAATAAACGGTCAATGCGCTTCTTATCAGTAGCCATTTGTCACTTCCTCCTGCATTTCCAACCACCCTTCATCAGTCAAATTCAATTCTTTACGAATTTCCACTTGCCCCTGTGAGTCGGCACATGATAGACGCACTAAATCCCTTGCTTGTTTGTGAAGAGGGTGTTCTTCATCCAAAGATGTGAGCAATATAGCGGCAGATGTCTTTCGGGAATCCAAATATGGAATAGCCGCTTCTGCTGCTCTAACTGTGGAATGATAACTCTTGAATACGAACCCGTTCCCCTCCCACACAATATCTTCTGTATCGAGCGCACCTTTTAGAAGAACGGTATAATCTTCGCCACGTTTTGACTCAAACGGCAAGAATAAACGTGGACCCTGTGTGGTGTTCAAATCTAAATTTCCGCCCAATTCCCACAAATTGCCGATGAATGAATCTATTTTTTTGAGATGGATCGGTGGGTTTGTAGTCCCATAGTAGTATGAGCGGTCGTCGGATTTTCGGCCTCTTCCAACCACTTTCACATCATAGAGATAGCCATAGGATTTGATGAGGGATGCAATTTCAGCCGCCGTTCCATTAACACCATACGAAGTGATTGTTTGGGCATTCATATCACCATTCTTTTGAATAACTTCCAAAGAACCCTTCAGGATATTTCGCTCACGACTACTCAAACGATGTTCAGCATCCAAGCGATTATGCCATTCCTTCCAAATATCAGCCATTTCATCTTCGTCTTTTGCGCGTCGTGCCGCTGCCATTGTCTGTCGAAGGGGTAATTCCAATCGATCTGCATATTTGGATAACATCGCATAATCGTTATCGTGCAAACGCACACAACCCCAATCACTTTCATTGAACCAATCAAACGATTTCAATACGGCCAATTGCTCTCCGCGCAATCTTTGAAGAATAATTGGAACGAATTTTTCAGATTCCGGCCCTCCTTTGATGAGTAAATCAATAATTTCGGGGGCGTCCATTCCAAAATCTTCACGAAGGGATGTTGAAATGGGCGCAGGGGGTAATTCCGTTCCCGGTTGTTCTGTTGGTGAGGATTCGCCTTCATTACCGTCAAGACCACCAATTTCTTTGCCCGCAGTAGCCGATGTTGGCATAGGTTCTGCTTCCACAGGTGCTTCTGCGGCAGCAGATGGTTGATTGGATAATGCTTCTGCCTCTTGTTCTGCGGTGGCTAATTCCTTCTTTTTCTGCCCCACTTTTTCTTGTGCAACAGTAATGGCACCTTCATTACCACCACCGGAGGCTGCATCTCCAACTGCATTTACAGCACCGGAGGCTGCATCTCCAACCGCATTTACTGTTCGACCAACTGCACCGGCTACTTTGCCGACACCTTTTGCGGCTGCATTGACAGTCTTTGCGCCTAATTTTGCTGCACCAACAACGGCTTTACCTGCACCTGCCAATATAGCGGGAAAGAATTTCTGAATCGAATCATCCATTGAACGAACGCTCGGATCCCATTTGATTTCTAACGTCATTCAGCCCACCCAATCCTCTTCGTCCATGCCTCGCCATCAAGAACCACGATATTGTCCCTATATTCCTTTGTCGCTTGAACCGCCAGTGCAAGTGCAATTACCGTGTCATCATGCCGTCCGAGGGATTCCATCTTTCCATTCGGAAGCATAGTGAACATAGACAACTCGTTCAAAAGTGTGTCTATCATTCTTCGGGTTCGCCCTTCTTCTTTGTAGGGTAAAATCAAATGCCGTTGCTCAAAATGTAATTGGAGAGCATGAATAACTGCTTCCTTTCGCATACGGCTCATAGTGAATGGTTTGATGGGCAGATCGCTAATCTCCTTCAACACCTGATGGAATGCCTGTGCGAAATTGTTTGTTTCCAATTCAACAATCACGGGATTATAACGAGCATTCAATTCAATGATTTTATCAATTTGACTGCTGAAGTCCATACCCTTCTCATGGTGCATCCACACCACCCGCTTGTGACGGTTTTCATCCATCGCAATAACAACCATGCAAGTATAGTCGGCTTTTCGATCCGGACTGATAGCAGGATCCCAACCGATGTAATAATTGACATTCTCATCGAAGTCACTCGCGTATGGGTCGAACACAAACGTATAGTCATCATCTTTGCATGGGTCAGTCATTTCCAATGGGAATAGACTCGATTCACTGGCAATTGGTTTGCATAGATATTCTCGCGTAAATGCAATTGAAGTCATTTCACTACGCCGTGTCTGAAGTGCTTCAAGTGACCACCGTTCAGGCCATAGCGGTGCCCCTGTTTCCTCATCAATAGCCGGATACTCACCGACACAATATCCCTTGAGAGCGCGTAATTCCTGATACAGATCAGTGTATGAGAACGGGGTTCCAACAATGCACAATTGTGCTGTGTGGTGCAGAACGGGCAATAGAGCCGTGTAAAACCATTGAGCAACATGAGCCAATTGGGTGCTTGCTTCACTGGATAGAATATCGTCAAGAACCACGATGTCAGGGTGGGCACCACGAACCGCTTTACCGACTGACATAGCGTGAATGACCGATTTATTGGTCATCTTGAATTTCTGTTTTGCCCATCCACGCTTGGGTTTGAGATGAGCAAGAACCGGATTTGACATAATCAATTCGTCCATTTTGCCCATGTGATCAATGGACTGGTGCTGACTGTGAGAGAAGAACAGCACTTCAGTGCCGGGATTGTAAGCCATCTTCCAAAGAAGATAACAGCGATAGAACACGGATTTGCCGTGGTCACGGGATGCAATTACGCACGTTTTGTTGTGGTTCTCGGACATATTGAACCATTCATTGTGAAAGTCTGCGAGCATATACTTCTCTTCGCGCCCGCAAATGTCCTCAAAAAAATACTTGAAGTCCCTTCGGCCCATTTCCCAATCGACTTGATTCGCCAGATCGAGCATGGCTTCAGTCATTCAATCACGCATCCTCTCGCCAACCATGTGGCAAGAGGCTGTAATCGGCGTCTGCCTGTTGCTGACCTTGCATTTGTTTCAACATTCCTTTCGGCAATAGGGACACGTCTGCATCTTTCATCACAGACCATGCACCGTTGGTTGCTATGTCGTGACTGGCCTTCTTGTGTGTGCCTTCTTTTTTGGATTCTTCAATTGCCAATGCTGTGCTTTCAAACGGATTTCCCTCCGGGGGACCGCTACTTTCCTTGCGTGCTTTGCTACGTCCTTTGGCCGCTTTTTTGGATGAATCGGCGTTTGAAGGGACTTCGATATTGGCCTTCTTTTCTGCCGCCTTCTTTTGGGGGGGCTTACGTCCCCTCTTTTGTGGCTTCTTTGCAGATGCTTCAGGCTTAGGTGCAGGTGCAGGTGCAGGTGCAGGTGCAGGTGCTTTAGGCTTAGGTGCCGGTGCTTCAGGCTTAGGTGCCGGTGCAGGTGCTTCAGGCTTAGGTGCCGGTGCAGCAGGAGCAGGTGCAGCAGGAGCAGGTGTTTCAGGTTGCAGAACGGGTTTATCAACAGGTGTCATCACATCCTTGCCTTGTAAAATTGCATTCGCCCTTCTTGCGTCCATCGCCGGAACCGTTGGTGGTGCAGAACGCATTTCCCGCGTATCCATCTCCGTTTGGCCTAACGCCCTTTGTGCATCCGTCAGTGACATTCCTTCAGGGTGCCTTTCTGTCGGCACCTGTGCCTTGTCGTAGTATGAAGATGGACCCGGCGGAGATGATACGGCACGTTCGGCTTGGACTGGTGGGGTTGTCGGTGCTGCCGCACCCATGCCGTAGTCATTAGG